GTCGCTCTATTACATACTGTGCTTCATCCATGTTGTTAGCATCTGGATCTGGATAAAAGTTCCACACAGATACATGCGATACCTGTGGCACTGTTTTAAACATTGGATCATATTCACCGTCATCATTCCAGTTAGGATACTCTTTGTCAACAGCAAATGGTCCTTTCATTACACCTGTACCAAAAAGAGACATTTCAAATGCTGTGCTTCTTAGATGTTTACTTGCACCTGATTCTTCTAACTGATCGTGTATCTTTTTCTGCATTCGTTTTGCTGCAACCAGCGCAGGACTAACTGTAATTGCAGAACCTGTTTGACCCACTCCTTCTCTAACACCTTCTACATCTCCTAATTTATTTTGGTACTCTCCTAGTTTTTCTGATAGTGATGTTCTAGTAGCACCCGGTTCTAAATCTTTTCCATCACCAGAAAATCCATAAGGACTGTTTAATATGTCACGCACTTCTGGAGATTCTTTCGGATCAAAATGAACATCACCTGCCACACCGTCAGGCAGTTGTGTTGGATCAATACTCAGTGGAAATTTATGATTAGCAAATAGTACATCTACTATCTGTCCGTATGCTGCTAATGTTTTTGTCTTTGTTATTTTTATAAATACTCTAGATCTTTCAGACTCAGTAAACTGTACATCAGAACCATACAGTCCTCTGTAATTACGATATGCTTTTATCCAGCGTTCCTCATCCTGATACCTATAGTCTTCTGCTCTTTTATATCTTTCACTAATATACGGTATTAAATTAGATATACCTTCATCCATAGACTCTTCGGCATCTTCAAGATGAATAGCATCTTCTTCTATAATAAAATCATCTGTCATTACATTTTTCCTTAATATCCAAAGACTGCATCTGCTACTTGCATTTGGCTAGGTGGTCTTTTGCTAGGGTCATAATCAAATATATTAAACCTTGGTCTTGACATTATACCATATCTTAATGCGTCATACAAGTGGTCTTCTGCATTTGTATCTATATCTTCAGGATTACGTTTATCTAATGGTAATGCTGGCAACTGTGATATTAGATTTGTACATCCTGAAAAGAATACTAGTCTTGGTTCTTCTGTAAATTCATCTACCTGTAGTCTTCTGTGTATCTCGTTTTTGCCAGACACTCTACTACCTTTACTTCTGTCTGACGGCCTCCACCTGCATCCTCTTTGTATCATCTGCTCTGCAAGTGACGGTCCTGTGTCACCTCGTTTATGCCAGAGAGAACTGTCCAGTACACCGTACTTTATATTACCGTCACCTTCTTCTAGTTCTAGTACCATCTCTGCTAAATCAACTGCAAGAACTTTTGATACGTATAACTCTCTGTATATTATTATCTGCTCATTTGGTGCAACAGCAAACCAAAGTACACCACTATAAGAACCATAGCCATAGTCACATGCCCTAAACTTAACCCAGTTATTCGGTATATCAAAAGGCTCAACTACATGTATGTGTCTGTTAAACTCAGTAAACGCTGCACCTTCTTTAATATCCCAATCGCCTTCCAGCAATTGTTTTCTTTGATGTTCAGGCAACGATAACAGCATTGCCTCGTAGTCACCTGTTTCAGCTAGGTATGGGTTATCTGCTAATCTAGCTGGTATAAACTTTCTTCTAAATAATGCCTTACCTGCTCTTGCATGTCCTGCTGGATACTTTAATACTTCTCCTGTTTCTATGTCAGTAGCTGGAAAACTTTTGTTATACGGAGCAGGATCAATAAACATTTTCTTCACCCACTGATGTCCCGGCCCTCCGGGGTTTGTTGTAGCCCTCATGTATACACCTAGTTCTGGTGCAGTGGAACGTAGACGAGATCGCATATAGTTCCATGCGAAAGGTTTAGACCATTGCGTTAGCTCATCAAAACCTATCCAGCTAAATGCTAGACCCTGATAGCGCATTACGTCATCATCTCTATCTAGATATGACATCCAAAGTTTTGCTCCAGATGGTGCGGTCCACTGCATTTTTCTTTCTGACCATTTTATACCCGGACATACTTTTGGGTACAACTCCTGCGACTTAGATATAAGTTCTCTTAGTTCCTCCGTTGTGTGTCGCAGTAACAATCCACTAAAAGATGGATGGTCAAAATACCTAGTAGGATCAGCTAACATTGCATAGCTTTTACCACCTCCAGCACTGCCACCATACAATACCTCTCGTTCTGGTGCAGCTAAGAACTCTGTCTGTGGTCCTTCATTCGGTTTAAATACTACATTAAGTTCTCGTTCTAGTTCTGTAGTGTCATACTCCAGCTTCTGAGGGGCCAATTCTTTTTGCACCGATTCTGCTGGTTTCGATTTCTTTTGCCTTTTTGATCGCCTTTTCCGCATACTCTGCCCATTTGCGGAGGCTTCTAGCTTTGTCCTTACGCTGTCGCTCATGCTTTATTCTTTTCTGTAGTCCAAGATGTGATATATACCTTCCTGTGTTTTTACTTAGCCACGCTGCAACTTCACGCAATGAGTACTGTCTAAGATACATCTTAGCTTTCTCCAGATGGTCCAACTCTTCTTTGATTGGCAAGAGCAAGTCTTCGTCCTCTGGATCGACTTCGTATCCGAACGGTACTGTTCTAGCAATACGTGGTACAGGTAGCCACTCATTTTCTTCCTTTATATCTGTTGGTTGCGGTAGTTTCCATTTTCCTAAACTTCTGTTCATTATTTTTTTCTAGATGTTACTATCATAGATCGATTAGCTCTTTTAGTTCTAGGGTTAGCTTTTGGTACAGGTTTTTTATTAGGCTTTGATCTTGGCAAAGGAGGTTTTTTCGTAGTGGGTTTTTTTCTAGGTATAGGTACTTTAGTTTTATTTTTTGCAGTAATTTTTTTTCCACCAACTGTATCTGCACCTACTGCAAACCCAACACCAGCACCTTGTAATAGTGCATTAACAGCATCTGTTTGGGTTTGTGTTTTACCTTCAGCTATTCTTTGTATAGCGTTATTCATCCTCTTATTGCTTATAAGAGCACTTGGTTTTGAAGCTCCCGGTAGACCACTGTTTCTATCTGCCATTAAATCATCAAATGTTTCCATAGCATTTTCTGCATTTCTTTGTTGTGCAGTATTTAATGGTTTATTACGAACTCTTTTTTTTAATTTTCTATTAGCAATTCCGATTACTGGTTTTAATTTTTCAAGCGTTTTTCTAGTTACAAATGATCCCATTTAATCATCCTCCTCTGCTTTTGCTTTAGGAGGCATCAGCATTACACCACCTGTTGCTTCTACCTGCATCTTCTCTGTCTTCACCAAACCTGTACGGTCTAACAGTTCTTTAGCTGCTGACATCTTATCTCGTATGCCTAGCTCTGTTGGATCTAGCAGTGCACCTGCCATAGCTACAGCAGCTTTAGGTGCATTACGTGCCATGTACTGCTGTGTAGCTTCCAGTATCTCTTCTTTCAAACTCTTAACTATATTAGTTGTAGAAGATCCCTCTGCATATCCAGCTAGTTTCTTTGCAGTTGCTACATCACCGTTTGCGTCATCAAATAGCACCTCTAGAAACTTTAACTGATTTTCTGTGTATTGTCTAGCCATTTAATATTCCTGTTTTCATAATATTGCTTAATCTTAATGCTCTGCCTTTTACCTGCTTTGCCCATCTTGAGCTTAACATTTCTTTTGCGGCAGTACCATAGTCTTCTTTATGTACAGCTGCCCACATCTTTTTAAATTTCTTTAAACGTGGTACACCTAAATTAAATGCCATATTCAAACATACAATCTGTCTGCCTTCAGTTAGATCTTCAATACAAGGGTGAGCAATAGAGAGTTCTCTTTCGACAATATCAATATCGTTCATAAGAAGGTATCTAGCACCGCTTTCTGTTATTCCTATACAGTAAACTTCCTGCATGGTAGTAAAGCCCAAGTGTTGCAATTCTGCAACAGTTAAACCTCTTTCTTCTAAATTCCTTCCAACTCCAATTGTATCTATATCTAAGCTGTCCTGATAAACCTGCAGCTTCATGCCTTCATCGACAATCAGCATTTCAATTAGCTTATCCCTGTCGTAATTCATTTATTTTTTCTTTGGCATTGCAAAACCAAAATATGCACCGACAAGTGCCGATAATGATCCGTACATCATCATAAGAATACTGTCAGCCTCTGCAAACCTAGTAGGCCATATTAGTACGGCAGTAGTTGCAATAAGCATTGTAGCTAATGCAGTCCATGCCATATAACGTCTGTTAGATTGATATGCAACTTTGTCTACTATTACGTTTTCTTCTGCCATGTTTATTTATCTCCTATTTTTTAAATAGTTTAGTGGCACTGCGTACCCCAAATGATGCAGCTACAATTACAGAAAGTGCATACTTATACCAATCAGGCATTAGCTGTAGCTGACCAAAACCTATCTGCACTATGTCTTCACAACCGGGAACAAATGCCAGTACCAAAGGTATTGAAAATAAAATAGTAAGCCATTCATCTTTCCAGCTGCCTTCACTTGCTTTAGCCTGTGCTATGTCCCAGTCTATTTCACCTGTAGCCTGTCGTTCTTTTATTTTAGCTTCAGATTTAATAGTAACAATCTTAGCTTCTGTCTTAGCTTTCTTTTCAGCTACGTGACCATCCAGCCATGTACCAGCTAGATTAGCTACTGGTCCTATTAACGATCCCAACCCAAACATTAAGTTCTCCTAAACCTTGCAGTTTTCTTTGCTATGCTCTTTGGCTGTTTAGAATGCTGCTTCTTACTTGCACGTTTAGCTCTAGTTGTAGCAGCATATTCACTTGATGTCAAGGACTTTATTGCATTAGTAGGTAAATATCTTTCTCCTGTAGCTTTTGGTCCTTGTGTAGATGGATTACCTGATTTAGTTCTCCACTTCTGTCTGCCCCAAGCTGATAGGCTTTCCTGTCGTTTAGTCTTTGCCATTGCTATACTTTTACCGAAAAAGACTCACCGCAGCCACACTGACTGTCTGCCATTGGATTAGATACTTTCAAGTATGTTCCTCCTAATTCCTTAACGTAATCTATTTTACTTCCTAGTGTGTACATTACACTCATACCGTCTATAATTAAAGATATACCGCTTCCTATATCTATTAACTCATCTTCTTTAAGAGGACCATCAGAAAAGTCCCATATGTATGAGAACCCTGAACATCCACCGCCTTTAACTCCAAAGGCTATATATTCTTTATTATGTTCCTTTGTAATATCACAAAGATAATTCTTAGCTTCCTGAGTAATATCTAACATCTGTACTGTATGCCTTTATATGAGACTATTCAAAATCCAACTGATGTTTAAAAACCTCGTTTTTATCTTTATGGCATTCGCATCTACACACAGAAGGATCACAGTCACATTCTACACAACTGTCGCATTTACATGTATTATCTTCCATTAGCCATATACTTTCCTGTCCAGAACCACCTGTATGCTTGACCATAGCCATGTTATAAGTCCTACCTTCATAATATTGTCTGTAGTAACCCATGTGTCTATCAACTCTTGTAGCCACCGCCTTTTGCTTTGTACTGCTTTGCCAGCATCTGTGCTTTTCTAGCTGACCATTGCCCCGGTGCTCCACCTTTTCCACTAGCCTTAATACGATTAAATAATCCTTTACGCATACCCGGCTGTGTGTAGTTGCCCGATTTATTTACAGTACTGCCACCAGCTTTTAGTTTAAGCGCACTAAGTTGCTTAGACTGCTTCTTATGTGCAGCACTAGCTTTCGCTAACTTACTTGCTACTTTTTTTATTACTTTTTTTGCTTTTGTTTGTTTTGCCATTAATACTTTTTCTTTAATGGTTGCATAGGTCTGTAGTCTTTGACTGACCCACCAGCAGTATACATATGTTTCTTTTTATTTGCCATGCCCCCATAAGCCATTGCAGGTTTCTTAACTCCACCGCCTTTGGACTTTTGCTGTGGTCTAGGTTTTGGTATAGGTGCTTCCTTGGGTAACAATAATTCTTCACCTTTATCACCTGCTGTGTCCATCATAGACTGTTTTTTAGCATCTAGTACTTTTAGCCTTTTTTCCATTGCTTCAGTATTTTTACCTGCTTTTTTTGCTTTAGCTATATCATTTTCTAATTTAGATATTTTATTATCTATAATATCTTCAGGCATTCTTATTGTTACCTTTAGTCCCATTTTAACATTTCCACTTCCTTAATGACTTATTGATCCTTGAATTTGGATCATTCCTAGTTTTTGCACTAGTGAGTTTCTTTTTCATGCCACCCATTCTAGCACAGAAAGACTTACGCCTGTTAGCAGCCTTTGATCCTTTTTTAACTTTGCCAGTTACAGGTGCTTTTAAATTACCACCTGTTTTTCTGTTGTAACTTGCACGACCCTTTGCATTAAGACCGCCAGACTTACTCTTACCTTCTTTACGTGTCCATGCTGGAGTCTTAGCCATCTTTCCATCCTTCAAGCAACATGCTTTTCTCTACGTGTTCTAAACTGTATCGCATACCAGTTGCCTGTTCTATTGCAGCACGTACAAAGAATACGTCACTGTGTGGTATATGTAAGTTTCTAAATGTTTTATTCTTTAGTGCTTCATAAAACTTTGTTAAAATATTATCTGTACGCAGTCTCACAGAGTAATCTCTCCAAATGATACTGCAAGTGCTACAAATCCAAGTATTACAAATATAGCTATAACTAATCTCATAGCGTCCCTGTCCAGCATTATCATCTGTATTCTATTGCCTATACGTGACAGCATATCCCTGTAGTTCATATATGTGCTCCTTATACGGATCTAAGTCTATACTGGCAATTACAGCATCAATATGACTGTGCCAGTACTTTAAAAATTTATTTATACGTGGATACTCTGGTATTACATCTATAGTACCCCACGTAAATTCCTGCACTAAGTTATTATAGTCAGGTAAAAAATAATAAACACGCAATAATACTGGTTCTCTAACTAACATTTACTTAGGTCTAGAGTTCCACAAATCAAATAAACTCTTTACTTTCTCTTTTAGTACAACAATATCACCATGCATTTTAGCCAGCACGATGATTAATGTTATTATACCTAACAGTACAGGCCATGCACGTATTAATACATCTACTAAAGAAATAGAATTAATGTCCATTTAAGTGCCTCACTATAAGTGTACATCTAAGTGTTATATCTTAGAGTTTTTTTAAGTTTTATTTAAGGGAGTTTTAAGTGTATCACTTTAAGTGATCTATTATATGTATATAGTTATACACACATCGTCAACCCTTGTCAACTAAAAAATACAAAAATATTAAAAAAAATATATAAGTGTGTCTAATAGGTCATATATTGCTATCACTTGCCGTACTGGTTAACAGTGATTTTTCCTAATCTGTGTATGTGTACAAGAACAGCTACGTAGTGGGGGTGGGTGGCTCATGCCCGACCCTGCGTGATGTGTGGCATCCGTGCATCATATGCCATGTGTCATCCGCAAATGCGCTACATTATGTGATGCATGTGCCATGATGCACTACATATGCGAGGCAATCCAGCCAAACAATGCAAGTGTTATCAAATCACTTGCCAAACAAGAGTGTTATCGAATGTGGCAATTATGCAACAGTGCAAAATACCCTACGGGGGACTACAAATGTCCAGATATACCATCCCCTAGTTTTGATGGTCATTCGATAAACTTACTACCGTAGTAACTTTTTATTTGACTGCTATGTGACTACATGATAATAACTAATCTAGTTAAGCAATGATGCTTAATTAAAACTTACTTTGAAAGGTAACAACATGACTAAGAAACTTAACACTAAAAAAGCAACGCAAGGTTTTTCCGTAATTAAAGCAACTGCATCTAAAAAAGCAGTTACTAAATTAGTCAGCTTTTATAAAACAATAGATGCACGACAAGCCAATGCCTACGCTGTAAACGGCGTTGTATATAATGTTGCGCTTGCTAGTGTTGCTTTAATGGATGCATCAAAATCTAAGACACTGACTACAGCATTAAAGAAAGCTGGTGGTGCAATCAAGCTTGAAGCATACGGTTATAAGAATAATGATTATTCGGCCTTAGTTAAGTTTGGTCGTGATATTCAAAACAAAGATTACCAGAAATGGATAGACGTTCAAAGTGACGGTATCGGCAGATTGCCACAAGCGGTATTGAAGCGTTTAAAAGAGCAAAATGCATCACCCACCAATAAAGCCACTAGCGATGT